TCGCCATCACGAAGTATGTAGCTGCGGGATGATTTACACAAAGCTCATTTAAATCAATACCTTTCTCAATGTAGTCCTGTGCTGGTGAGGGGAAACCTGCCTGCACTTTGTCTTGGAAGAAAGGTATTAGAAGCTTCAATGGGTCTGGTATTGGGTAAAAGATGTTCATATAACAACCTCACAAAATACTGTTTATGCATACAGTATAATCACGTGATCTTGTGATTGTGAAGGGTAGACTGCGGGTAAATTCTTAGAGGGCTGATCTGCAAAGCAATAAAAAGCGCCGGTGCCGTCGAGGCATTGAAAGAAGAATTCCAGAAAAGGCTTGATGATCATTACACGGGCGCGACGTTCGCAGTTCGGCGTGTTCATAGCGATGGGCTTTCTGTGATGGGAGGTACGGCGCGGGATAAAGAAGTGATCGACGTGATGCTGCAGAATACGTGGGAAAGCGCGGAGGACTGGTATCAGCTTGGTTCATGAAATTTGAGGCCAATATTGACGCCATAAAAAAACCAAAATTATATTTTCTCCGTCATGACAGCAACCGGCCACCGAGCCGGGTTTTTTGTGCCTGTAATCTGGCAAAATCACCGCCCTGCACTATTCTCATATCAGCTGACGTAGAACAGCAAGCCTGCCAAGGCTATGCATGCCTATCTTCTGATAACCCACCTTATACGTGGGTTCTTTTTTACCCATAGATAGCTTTTTCTTCGCCCTGGACTAAAATTGAAAATGGTTGGAGTGACTACCTACCAGTACTAAGTAATGTTGATAACCTTGATATTTGCCCGCCGTTAACGCGGGCTTTTTTTTAACTACAAAACTAATGTTACTTAACCAAAATTTTATTTATCAACTATTGTTAACAAAGGAGTAACACTCCTGTTCCGAACTAAATTTTTGTGATGATTCACTGGCCCTCTTCGCGAGGGCTTTTTTACTGTACCTGAGTGAACACCCTTGTAGGTTACCTAAGCCGGAACTCATGAAGGTTGTTATTCAAACTCCAACCACAATAACTATATGGCACAGATAGAAAATAAAGAACGATTGGTTTTTCGATCGGTAATAACGATCAATAATTGCGTTTCGATCGGTAATTACCATTGGAGTCCTAAGGGTATTCAGCGGAAGATTGCATAAATTTCTGAGGACTACGAACATTGTGAAAATCATACTGCTTATACTCATCGTTCTGGCGATTGTTGCTGGGCTGATTTGGTGGGTTATGAAATCGGGTGCCGATGATACGAATGATGATTATTGAGCGAAAAAAAAGCCCGCCGAAGCGGGTTATTTTAAAGCATACAGTCGACTAAATTTTTGAACCGTCGTTAATCATCAAATATCGAAGCAAACCTTCATCAGATGCCTTTCTAGCCGGGTCATTGCTAGCAATCAGGTAAAACGAAGTCGCCAAATCGTAGGGAGCTTTGTCGGCCGATTGGATGGTAAACGTTAATGCTGAAGGGGTAATGGAAGAGCTGCAGGTCATATCCCAATGAGATGCATCTTTCTCAATGGCTTTACAGTTGGTAGGGCCGTAACTATACGACATTTTGCTACTCACAGCTGTAATAGCTTCTTGAACATAGACCGGGTTATTCCCACCGCTATAGCTAGCGAAGGCAATGCCACCCACTAACAACAGTGGCAATCCATACAAAGCTGCGTTCCTTTTTTTCACTTTCAACAACTCCAAAGCAGTATGTGAATTAAGAGTACTCCTAAATACACTGCAAAGAAATGTCAGAAGATTGTAATTTTTTTTACATTATGTTTCTAAATGCAAATTAAACTCCTAATATTTTGTTTACGATAGAGTTTTTAGATTGTTCCGGACTAAATTTTTATCCAGATCCACTAACCTTCCCCGCTAAGCTTTCTTTAAGATTTACCTATTAGCAGGTCAATAGCTTTCCAAAATCTATCCTTGTGGTGCAGATGAACTACCTTTTGGTGCTTTTGCTCCAACTGAGTAATGATTGTTTCAACGCTTACTATCTTACCTTCCTCAAGTACCGTTATAACTGCCTCACCAATTTCCTGCCGTATTTGTGAATATTCTTCATCTGTAAGCATAAGCACCTCGAAATAGTTTTCGTGAGCCTAGCATAGGATGACTTGAAATAGGGCAAATTGGTGTAACTATTCGGCATAGAGAAAAAGTTATGAGGTGGATTCCTCTTTCGATATCGCCGCAAGTTTGTCAGAACCCATGAGGGCTTTCAGTTCACTCACTTCTTTAGACAGTTCTTTAATGGCCTGTACGGCGAGTGCAATAACACCGTTGTATTCCACAGTGTATGAACGTTTCGATTCGTCACGCTTGCGGATCAGTTTGGGCATACTTACAGTTGCAGTCTCGATGGTAGTTTTGCCATCCTCGCCTACAATTTCCTTTTCTACCTGCTGTTCTTCGGTGACGTACTCATCGTTTTCATCGAAAGTCGAACCAATGGCTTCCGGCAACACTTTCATCAAATCCTGAGCTATCACACCCGCTGATGGTGTGCCGTCGGCTTTCCATACAAAGGTAACTCCGTCGATGGCGTTAATTTTATCCAGCGCATTGGAGATCGGCGTGATGAAGTCTTTCTTGTCACGGTCAGACGTTTGCGTCAGGGACACACATTGAATATTACGGGACACGATTAAGTCACCGCTTGCCGTGTGTTGGAAATATTTAATACCGGATTGAACCCCTGTAGCAATAGTTATATCGCCCGAGTTTTCGCCATAGACTCGTGAATAGGGAAGATTGTTACCCTGCCCCGCCATGAACGTGATGAAGAACGGCCAGCCACCAGACGATGCAGAGGCTCTAAGATTTAATTGCGTTCCCTCAATGTCAACAGTTCCGCTAAACACTGGCGCTGAAGTTGGTGCTGCCCCCAATGCCGTGCATGCTGCTGCGGCCGTTTTTGCACCAGTCCCGCCCTGAGCAATGCTCAATGCAGTAGTCAAACCGGCAAGTGAAGTAATATCAGTGTTCGCGCCTTTTGCTGCTTTCGTCCCAATCGACGTTGTGATGCTATTCCAGGCAGGTCCGGTGTAAGTTGAGCCGTCAGGCAGGGTAACCGTGATTGTGCCGGTACCACTAAACACCTGTTGCCAGTTAGCTTTGTCAAGATTCAACCCGCGGATAGCTTTTGCAACATCGGCGGCGACCTGAGAAGTAATGCCAACCAGTGTCGCATTCGGTACCGCAGTCCATGCATTACCCGTTGCGGTCGGTCCACCATAAGCAGTAACCAGAGTTAATGCAGTAGCTGAGGTTATTGCTTTGACACCCAGCGTGTACGTCACGCCGCCGACAATAACGATCACGAAATCACCCGCCTTTAAATCCGTGGTAAAGGCGGTACCGGTACCGGTCACGTTTGCTGAATTATTGGTTAATGCGATTGTGCCTGCTGACATGCTTTTCTCCGGGCATAAAAAAACCCGCCGAAGCGGGTTTATCTGAAATAGTGGGGTTATTTATCGCACGTTGTGCTGATGAAATTCGTCTTACTTACCCAGCGCCAGCCGAATGGGTCACCTGCTTTGTACTGGGTTTGGCTGGCTACCTTACGAACGCCATAAATCTGCACACTGGTTTCCTGCCCTGCGACAAGCGCAACGCCTGCACAAACGGGCTTCTGCTTTTCAAGCATTCCTGAACAACCGGAAACCATCAAAGCAATGGCAAGAACCATTAAAATATTCTTCATGTTTATGTCCCTATCAGCGTAGATAAAAAGACATTAACAATGAATATTGAGCGGGGATAATTGGTTATATAGATCAATATATTGATATTGATCGTTTAAAACGATCGTTCTCGTTATTTATTGATTAATAACGTGAAACATCAATCGCGAATATCTGATCGCGCGAGTTTGAATAGCCGACATTATGTAACTCTTCACCAGGCGCATCGCGCTGACCGGCTCTGATGCGAGTAGAAGAACCGTCGTAGTATGCTGAAGTATCAATGGGAGAAGACCAAGGGCGTGGCTGGGTGGTGCCCATAACGCCCACCACAACACCCACCACTCTGGGCAACACGGCCCATTTTCCACTGACAGTTTTATCAACCAAATACCCGATGTCGGTTGTGGAGCCTATTGTCCCGTACCCAACCGGTGGATTCATCACCTTAGTTTCATTGGTCAAAATGCACTGCCCCGCAGCATTCCAGATGGCAACTCCCCATTTAGGCAGCGGTTGCGGTATGACGTATCCAAAAATGTAAATGGTGACAGTTCCAGGACTGCCGCCCGTCCCCGCTATCTTATAATTCAGGGTATAAGTGGAATCGACCTTCCTGATATAGAAAAGAACATTACCTACTGTGGCATGACAGCCGATAATGAAAGGTGACGATGAATTTACAGGAAGGGTGTATGAACCGCCCGCAGAAGGGTTTAAAACTATTTTCTGAACAAGACACATCGGCGTTGTGTCTGGCGTTGCCCACGGATTCCCATACTGATCGGTAAATAGTGCGCCCCAAGTTGCCATTATGCTTTCACCAAATAAATAATTAACCAACATTCATCAGCGGTATATGTCCCAGCAGAGTAGTCGCCATTCGCATCACTGATAGATATCGTTCCGCCTGACCCCGTAATTTTCCGGCGTGACCCGGAATATGCATCACCAGTTATTGGTGACTGAATTGCGGCAACTTTGAATCCTGTTGGCACGGTATAGGAATACGTGCCGGAAACTTGTCCGGCATTCAAATACACCGTTGCAACAACTAATACTTGCACGATACCGGTGTTATTAGGATTCCCGTTTGCATCCCACGTCTGAATCCCCCAGTTAGCCATTACCAAACCCCCGTAATTAGACCGACTTGCACGCGAAGCACTCCGTTATCATCCTTGGTGCTGATCGTGGTATTCGTCTGTTTCATTGCACCAGCCCCGCCAGCATTCCCAAGGTTGATAAACGTACCGGATTTACTTAATTGCCAGCCCTGCGTTGAACCGTCAAAGTTATTCGACTGTATGAAGTTACCGATCTTCGCATTGGTAATCGTCCCGTCCTGGATAAAGGCATCGCTGATAAACACCTGCCCGTTAATCACGGCGAAGGGTGAATACTGCGTATCCCCAGAACCTGACATCAGCACAAACTGATTCGCATTAAAGCCAACACGCGTCACCACCGGCTGACCAGCCTGCGCCAGCACGGCAATCGACATACCGGCGTTGTACATGACGCCACCGATCCGCACGCCTGTTTTCAGGGTGTAAATAGCTGAAGCACCACTGGCATCAACCACGGCCGTTAGTTTGTCCTCGAGCGCCGCAGTCACGTCACCAATCTGCGCCTGCACCTGAGTCGTCAGATCCGCCATCGCCTGATCGACATCAGCGATAGTCGTTTTCACCGTTAAAATATCAGCGCGCACCTCACCGTTCTGGGCGAACTGGTGATCAACGGTTGAGTTGAGGTTCAGAGCATTTTGCAGAATGGCATCTATGTTGGTTTCAATGTCACTCGTCAGTCGGTCACCGTCGGCTGAGTTCAGGAAGTCATCAGCGATATCGCCCAGATAATCATCGGCATTATCGTTCACCATCCCTCTGATCCAGTCGGTATATCCTGACTCATTCCCAGTTTTATCCACCAGCTGCGCGCGATACCAGAAAACCTGACCTGCCCTTAATCCCAGCTGCGTATAAATTGCCTGCGGATAGGGGACATCAGACAGCAACAACGGGTTAGACTGATCAGAATTAGGCGTGTACTGAATCTCTGTTTTCAGCGTGTCCGAAGTGTTTTCCGGGAAGCCCCAGTTCAGTTGAATACCCCAGTTGATGCCAGTGGCCGTGAAACCTACCGGTTTCGGCGGGTTACCTTCTTTGCCGGTCAGAGTCACTTCTACGGAATAACCCCACCCGCTTGATATTTCCGCAGCGTTGATCGCACGCACACGCACAAGATAGCCGCCAGCGTAAATGCCTGGCACTTCAAACGAAGTGGTTGAGCTGCGCGGTACGTTTACCCAGTTCCCGTCGTTACGACGCCACTGTGCCTCGTAAGCAATAGCGTTTGCCGTTGTATCCCACGTGACCCGCATGGTTTGAACGCTTATCCCCTGATTTACAACGGAATAGGACCCGATCTGAATGTTGGCCGGTGCCGACTGGCTTCCAGGTGGAATAACGCTGATCGGACGTTCGTCAATAATCGCGCCGGTATCAATTCGCGCATATTTATCCGGGTCGTGATACGCCGCAGAAATAGTGAAGGTATTGTCGTTGTTGTCAGCCACGCTGAGCACGCGGTATTGCTGCGCGTACAGCTCGTCTGATTCAACCACCCAAACACTTTCCGACTCTGGGGTTTCACTGTAAGCCGTGGTGACAGTGACAACCTTCCCCGACACCGACTGAATTGTGCGTGACTGAGCTGCACCTGAGGGAAGGTTTAAAATAAGCCGGCCGCCGGCGACAGCATCCGGCGCGCGGTCCAGCGTTATGGCTCTGCCGTTCACCGAACTTATGCGACCGCCCATAACTTTACCCGACAGCATTTCATCGGCAACCGCAATGATGTAACCCGGCTGAGGGATATCCAGACCGACAGCGAAAGTTACCACCCTGTCTTTGTTATTGGTCAGGATCCCCCAGCGCCCTTTCCTGTTAGCCTCTGATTGGCGCGTGCAGCCAATAGCCGTCAGTTCTAACTGGTTAAATCCGTAACGAGTAACCAGATCTTGTTCAAAAACGGGTTCCATTGCGTCAGCGTAGGCATTGTCCGGATCAGACCATGACACAAGGGCCGTCGTGTATCGGGTCTTGGTGGTGCTGCTTGAGTAGCTGAACTGGCCGTCGATAACGTTCGCGCGCGTATAGCTGTAATCGATATCGCGCGGCATGTCGGCCAGTGCAACAATCTGATTCCCGCCCCAGTACGTCATACCACGGAAGATCGCCGCAAAGTCTCTCAAAACCGTATAGGCATCGTTTCTGCTTTGCACGTAAACATTGCAGATATAACGCGGCTCTGTGCCGCTGCCGCCTTTACCGTCTGGAACCATCTGATCGCAATATTGTGCGACCTGGTAAAGTTCCCATTTGTCGATGTTCGCCGCGGTGAGACGGTTACCCAACCCAAAGCGGTCAGTGATCACAAGGTCATAGAAAACCCACGCTGGGTTATCTGACCATGCCCATTTGAAAGCACCGGTCCATGTACCGCTGTACGTGCGTGTTACGGGGTCGTAAGTATCAGGCACGCGAATGACGCGTCCCTGCGGATCACAGGAAATCTGCGGAATGGAGCCATTGAACTGACTGGAATCAAATTCGATATACAGCAGCGCGGTATTCGGATACCTCAGTTTTGCATCAATGACTTCCGTGTAGCTCTGGATAGCCATTGCATCGCCAATCTTTGCACTGTTCGCATCTGCCGTAATCTTCCGCAGACGAATTGTCCAGGTGGTGCCCGCCGGTGGGAGGTCAATGCGATGGCTGCGCTCGTATCCTGACGTGGTTTTGCCAGTAACCGCTGTGTTGATTACCGTCTGAAATGCTCCGCCGTCGGTTTGCAATTCGATGGTGTAATTGATCGAATACCCAACCAGATCCCCATCGTCTTCTTGCTTGAAGAGTGACGGCCATTTCAGGCGCAGACGAATAGCGGAAAGCTGGGTATTAGTGAAAGTATGCGTCCAGGCAACGGCACTTTTAACCTCAGTGCCCACGCTAATTTCGTTCTCAGTACCCGGCAATCCCTGAATATAGGATTGAGCCTGCGTCCCGGCGCGGAACTCCCACGCCACCCCGCTGAAATTGCTTGAACCGTCACTGTTAAGCAGCGGCGTTCCATCCAGATAAATTGATTGCCCAGTCAGGCCGCCGCCAAATTCCCCTTCGCCCAAAGCAATAAGCAGTTTTGCCTTCGCGATGGATTGAAGATCATCTTGCTGTTCTACAGGCGTACGAGATGAAGAACTGCCGCCTTTGCGGCCTTTTATTTTGGTTGCGGTTGCCATATTGCGCCCATAAAAAAAGGCCGCCGAAGCGACCTTAGAGGTAAGGATTGGGGGATGAGGTTATTGCTGGTCTTCTACATAAATACCGGCGGAAATAATCGCGCCGCCGATCCGGCGTTTTCCGTAAAGAAGCGGAACAGGGTATCCCTGAGCGGCCGTATTCGTAACACCGCCGAAGGCATAGGAAGCCTGGTTATCGGCATCCTGCTTACTGGAGAGACCGGCGGTCTGCGGGGATAGCATTTGAATGACGCCGCCAAGGGCCATTGCTGCTCCAAGTTTTGCCATCCCGAAGCCTACAGCAGACAAAGTCCCTGATGACATCACACCTATAACGACGCCAACAACTACTAATACCGCGCCGATTATAGTCTGCAATACCCCTGCTTGCTTGCTGCCTATAATTACAGGGACAATTTTAATAACATCATCTGTAACCGGGTATCCCAACTCATCAATTCCAACATTCTTTTTTCCGACGAACACAGCAAAAGTAAGCCCTCTCAACTTACTATTATTAAGATATCGTTCAAAATTATTTATTGTTTTGCATAAAGCATGAATAGCCTCTGCCTTAGTGCGCACTAATCTCTTGTGTGTTTTACTAAATTGCTTTGCCAAAGATCCTGACAGTTCTATTACCGTCATTTTTTCCTGCATTGTTTGAGCCATAAAAACTCCAAAAAAAACCACCCAAATGGGTGGTTTACTTATTTAGTAATACTTTACATGCATGATCTTGCGGCAGAACCCCAGTGGTCATTCCAACCCTTTGACACTGCATACACGGAAACATTACTTCCTCCAGCATCTGCGCTAACAATATTAGTTACAGCCAGCGCACCGAATATGTCGTCTGATGCAGTAATTTTATAACCTGTCTCCGTTGGTATACTTGTGCTTGAAGCCTTCAACTCAACCCACTTCGGCGCAAGACAACGATTTATAGCTTCTGCATTTTTGTTACTGTGAGCTGAGAATATTGGTTTTTGTGATTCCAATGAACTTGTCATACATCCAACCAAACTAAATGCCAGCACTGCTATGAGTATTTTTTTCATCATCATCCCTATGGGCTATTTTGAAAAAATGTCATCAAAAAAATTGTAATAACGAACTACAACTCTACCGCTTGAGCCGCCACGCAACATTGTTAATTAGCTTTTGGCTTGGGGTACATTTCACTGAGGAGATCACTCAATGAATAAATAATTTTGTCGAAATTTTTTTGATGTTTATGAGCCCCGGTGACATTAGCACCAAATTTTAGCGATGAGTCCATTGCAACAACACAGGATTCGTCATCAATTTTATTAACTGAAATAGATACTGTTTCTCCCCATGAAAATAACGACATACCCACACTTATGGTTGCCCTCCTCAGATTTTTGTCAATCTTCTTAACCGACATATCCGCGTTTTCAATAGCTCTTTCCAAAACGTCAAACACCAAATCAGCATTGTATGGAAATTGTTGCTGAGTAGACTGGCTTGCAAAACTCATATCCTTATCTCCGCAAGTAAATGTCATTAAATGTTATCAGATGGATGAGGCAAAGCAACGCTAAAACCCACAGTTAAGTGGGTTTTAGGTATCACAATAAAGAATACTTTTTATGCTACTTCATTGCCTCGGATCAGATGACGAAGCGCTGCAATCCCCTCGGAGTTATACCGGAACGCTTCGACCTGCTTATCTGAGTACTGGGACTTATCCAGAAAAAACTCCCCGTACTGCTCCGTTTTCAATCCATGTTTATTTGCCAGCCGTCCGATCTTATTGGCAGTGACACCCAATTCCTTTGCTACCTCTCCAGCCATATAAAAGTGCTTCTCAAGTAGCGGCAGAGGAACAACATCATGCCCAAGAACAGGGTTGACCAATTTTGCAACTATAACCTGATTCGCTGAAACTCCGAGCTTAGGCAGCATATTCATCAATTCACGAGCAGAAGCGATATTTTTCTCTAGGGCCTGAGCCTGTAACTGTTGCGCTTTAGCGCGCCGATATTCTGGCAAACCCGAATTACTTTGAAGTGGAATTTGGATAGCCTGCATGTCTTCAAGTTTATCTACCAGTGAACGGCGAACAGCTTTGGACTCACGGGCGGCTACACGCAGAGCCTGTTTAACAGTCATTTCAATGACGGTTTGGTCAGCTCCCCCCTTTGCCTTGTCCATAGGGGCTACAAAAGTTTTGTAACCCTCCCCTTCGAGTTCATCCTTTATGCGGTCGATAAAAACATTATTGCGTACTGCACTTTCCCCGCACTGTTTGCGGGCGGCATTAACCATCTCAAGCAAAGATTGTGAGTCGATAGTTTTGTTCGTGACAACAGATCCTGGTACTGATAAATTATTTGTAAGCATTAATTGATACCTTGTCGTTTAGTTGATGTAAGCCGCCAGCTGTAACTGGCGGTTTTTCTTTTTGCGTCATCCCATGCGCCCATCAGTGGATCCCTTCATTTCTTAAATGCGGTAAAACTCTTCGCCAATTTTCATCTACCCATGTTTGAATAGATCTGACTTCAATATGCTTTGTCTCCCGACTTAAAATTTCCTGTCCCCGCTTCAGAGTGCGTCCATATTCCTGCCCAATGGAACAATAATGTGAGGCCAATCGATGCCCTGCGACTTCGAGCAATGGATGAACCTCACTGCAGGCTTCTAGCATCACCGTTCCGGCTTTCCACACCCACGCAAGATCGCAAAGCTCATCATCTGTGAACTGCCTAGCAACAGGTGATTGCCCACATTCTTGATCCAAGATATCCAGTACCCAGCGGCGAAATTCTTTTGCCTTCGGTGTTCGCGCGAACATGGCGATCAGGTGGGCACCGCGCAAAGAAAACATCCGAACATCTTGCATTCCACCAGGGGTGGTCAATTTGACCACCCCTGTCATTTGCTGAGTAAATTCATCCGAATGGCGGTTAAAGATGCGCTGAATAGCCTTGTCATCTGCATATTCCAGCGCCTGACCAACCTCAGTTGCTGTAAGCCATTTTTGCCCGGCCATTTCCATATATGCGAAGTTTGTGTTGTGGAACTGAAGCTGGGTATTAGCTATACTTTTCATGTTGGTTTCCTTGCATAGGGTTACTGACAAATCAGAGGCCTCAACTGTTTGCGCAGTTGGGGCTTCGCCGTTATGGCTACGCATTCTTTGCCCTTCCAATAGAGCGGTTCATTCTCTCTGTCAAAATCTTCACAATCTCACCGTTTAATGATCGCTTTGCTGACTTAGCTTGCTCGGAGAGCCACGCCTTTAGGTCATCAGGCATCCTGACTGGGTGAGGATTGATTTGCGTCTTTTGTTTGTGAATCATTTGGATTCCTTAATCATGTTGTAGTGGTTGGCTGATTTATAGATTGTGATTCCAATAGATTCAGTTGTCAATGTGAAGTCATGAAAATACAATCGTCAAAAAGAATCATAAGGAATCACGATGTCTAGAAATCCCTCATACCCGTTAAGACTTCCAGATGATTTGAGAGCCATTTTGGAGGCAGAGGCCAGTAAAAATGAGCGAAGTTTAAACGGTGAGTTAGTTCAGCGTTTAAAGACTACGGTTGATTTCGAAAGGTATTTTTGCGTCGATTTTGACGAGTTAGATACAAAGCTTATTGGCTATATGAAAGATTCTCACGAACTCGCAGCTTTAAAAGAAGAGCACTCAATTGTTCTGCAAAAACTCAAAGCGCTCCAGGATGAAATGAGTTCTTCTTTCGCCATGACCGGTGCCGGAAGATCTGAAATAGCACTAATGAAACTACGCAAAGCCTATGCGCACATATCTTCTGGTCTGGATGAAATTAAAAATCTAATACCAGAAGACAAAAAAACCACCTGATTGGGCTATCTGATATCTTTATACCGGACAATTTTCATTGTCCTTTCCTGCCAGTATCCGCCGTAAGGCACTCGGTTACTGAGCATGCCGTACATGTGGTGCAGTAGCATGTTGCCTTCCAGCAGGATCCCGGCGTGATTCCACTTATTGGACTGAACTTGCATGATCACCATATCGCCCGGCATTGGTGGTCCACTGAATTCGCGGAATCCGCATTCATGCCAGCAGTCCTGATAAAAGTTATCCGGATAGTCATCTTCCCACCACGGATAATCCACGCGGTAATCGGTCAGTTCGATGCCGTGCGTTTGCCGGTAATAGCTCATGACTAACCCCCAACAATCCGAATGCCCGAGTACAAACGGTCGCTCGAGCAAAGGGAGTTCACCGCGCGGCTGGATGGTACGAAAATCTCCTTCCGGCCAGCTCACAATGTGCCAGGGTAATTCGGTTGCATCGCACTGCACCTTATCCAGTTCGCTGGGCTGCGTCGTTGCATCAGGATGGCTGTGAACGATAGAAATAACTGTTCCCCAATCCTCAGCATCAGCGTATCCCACAGGATCAAGATGAAAATCTTCTGTAGGGTTGGCTGCCAGATTTGCACATGGAAAGTAACGTTCTACCCGGCTTTTCTGTGCAACCACGCCACAGCATTCGTACGGGTAGCTCTGCCGGGCATGTTCAAAAATAGCCTGCAGGGTTTTATCTCGCATATTCAGCTCTTAATCAGAGAGGTGCCCGGGAAGCCGCCGAACGGCAATTCGTTGTTTGCCCCGAAGCGGGGCTTGCAACCAGAGTTCAGCGTGCCGTTGCATACGTCGAGCGAGGGATCGCTAACCGGATTACCATGCTTATCGAAATAGTTGGTACCGGCGTAATCACATCCATCCCCTGAACGGTATTTTCCACGAATGCACCAGGTGCAAAGAGAATGAAGTTGCCGCGTCGGGATCATCAATCCCTGCAAATCCATCGGGCTGCTCAGCGTGAACTCAACAGAGATGTTGGTTTCCATGCTCTTGCTGTCGACGTAGAAAACCTGCAACTTTTCCTGCGTGGCGTCCGCCGTGGCATTCCCGCCCGCAAAGTTTCGGGCGTCGAGATATTGCGCCAGCGTATCGTGAATCGTCACCACAGCCTGAAGCATGTCATCGTAAGCTAGGCACAATGCGGTGATCGACCCATCAAGATTGGCCACAGTCAGTTTCGGCTGTGCGCCGCTGCCGCTTGTTGAAGCCTCAATACCTTCTATCTGAACCGGCCAGGCTGAATATTCGTTACCCTGCCACCAGATGGATTTCGCTGGCAGTTTCGATTCATCGCCACCGGCGGCCACGATTGCTGCCTCGGTGTATGCCAGATTGTAATTGTGAAACCGAAGCACTTCGCCCGTGCCAAAAGCGGTGCCGTCCACTTCAAACAGGCGGACAGTGTCCCCCGGCTCTAATTTCTGATAATCACTGTTTATCATGGTTTGAATGCCTGCTCAAAAGTGGCTGTGAGTGTGTAGTTATCTCCTCCCATCGGGACCGCTTTATATTCATAACAACGCCAAAAACCCAACGGATTGAGTGGTGGCTTCCAAAGAAATGATTTAGTCCCGCCCATACGATCGAGAAAGTCCAGAATTGGCTGAATGTATTCCTCTGTGCCGATGAAACTCAGATTCCATTCTTGTGTGCGCGGATTAATCCCATCCCCCGCGACCTGTGTATAGCCATCGCCAAAACTGGCCTTTCTTACGCGGTGTTTTACATCCGCCTCAGCGTTCACCCGCGGATACCATGTGAATGTTTCAATAGCCATTTATCACCTGCTTTTTATAGCATTCCAGATATCGCCACCTGGGCGTAAATCCTTTGACTTATTCTGCTGATAAAGTTGGTTAACGTAGTTAGCGATCTGCGAACCGAACTGTTCCCAGCCAGAAGTGGATTGCGATGAAGAATCGCCGCTGCTGTCGATGGTGATATACACCTGAGGTGCAGCAGAGGTGGTCGTGCCCGCAGAACTCCCACCGACCGCGCGCACCCCTAGCGAACCATCAGATCCCCGCGTTAGCGGCATGATAGCTTCCGGCCCCGCTTCGCCCATCAATCCGGCCCCCTTCGCAAAAGCGAACATGGTCGGCGAACTTACGATGCCGTTACTGTATGCACTCAGACTCGGTGAGTTATAAACGCCGCCCTTCGCATTCAATGAAAGATTGCTATAGGCACCGGTTGAAAAACCACTCGCTGCTGTGCCAGCTCCAGAAGCCGCTGCGCCGGAACCAAACAGGCTCGTTGCTGCCCCAAAGATGCCCTCTAGTGCGCTGGACATAGCGATCCGCGCAGCGATTTTTGCCAAATCGGAAAGAACAGATGTAGTAAATGATTTAAAACTGAATTTCCCTGTCGTGGCAAAAGTCGCCAGAGAATCGGTCATGCTATCAAAAAGCCCCGAGGAGAAGCTTGCCATCTGGCTGTTTGCATCCCGGGCACTGTCAATCCAGTTGAGCGTACCGCGGCGAAAACCCGCGCTGTAATCCTGCTCAGCGGTGAGTTTGTCCTGGTTGGTTTGCTCGGTGATCTGCAGTTCTCGCTGTTTGGCATTCTCCAGATCTGCCAGTCGAGCCTGATATTCCGTAGACGATTTATCAGTGAAATCTTTTTCCAGTGCGATCCGTCGTTGGTTAAACCGGTTAATGATGGCGTTCCGCGCATCAGCATCTGCAGATTCGCTGTCAGACTGGCTGTATTTACCGAGATTAATCGCGGCTTCGCGCTGCATGGCATCCGCTTCTTCCGTCCATTTACGACTTTCTTCCTGATACTTCTGCGAAACCTTACGCAGCGCCGCCTCTTTCTCCAACTGGGCATTCGACTGTATTTGCGCGCGGATCTGCCCCTGCATGTTGACCAGGCTCTGCTGGCTGGCATTCAGGTTTTGACCTTTAAGCCCGGCAATTTTTTGGTCAAAAGCGACCAACTGCCGTTCAGATTCGGTAAGTGCGTCTGTTGTCTGCGCCTGCTCCAGCAAAACGGCGGTACGCTGCTGGGCCTGTTCCAAGGCTCGCTGGCCTTCACTTTCTCCGCCACCTCCGGTTTTTCGCTTTTTGGTTGCGTTATCGTATTCATCATTAATCCCTTTCAGGATCCGCTGATAATCCGACGAACCAGGCGCATAGAGGCTTTCGTTAAGTTTTTTGATAGCCGCTGTGCGCTTTTCTGCGGCGGTTGTTCCTGCATCCAGATAACTTTTAAGCCCGGCAGAGTTTTTAATTCGAGCATTTTGGGCGGAAGCGATGGCATTTTGAATATCTGATTGCAACGTGCCGGCAAGCGCAGCAAGATTTCTCTGAGCTGCCTTTGCTTTACCAACCACATCATCAATGGCAACTCCAGCAGGGTTCGCCATAGCCAGCCACATCTGACCAAGATTATTCACTGAATCCGAAGTCTTATCGACCTCAACGCCCAACTCTGAAAGCCGGGCTTTTTCAGACTGCATTGCTGCTTCAATCAGAAGCTGGCTGGCCTGCGCGGCTTCACCACGCTGATTCAGCGCCAGTACCTGGCTGATAACTGAAGCACTCAAAGCAACACCAGAGGCAGTAAGTTTCTCCATCGCGGCAACTGGATCGCCACGTAGAGACGTCAGGGAATTAACCAAATCCTGCGCGTTACCACCAGCCTGCGCGTATGCATTTGCCAAAGTCGCTACGTCTGTTAGTAGTTGGCTGCTGAACCCAGCTTTCGCCGCTGAGGTAACTGCATCGACAGAGGTTTCAGTGTCTCCCAGCCGACTGTTCAGCTTTTCCAGATCCGTCGCGGAGACAAGTGACGAGGTATTCAGATCAAGCACTGCGGCTGTAAGCTTCTTGGTCTGCTCCTCGGCCTTTTTAAATTCACTGTAGAGATATGTACCACCGGCGGCCAGCACGCTCAGGCCGATACCGACAGGACCACCCAGTAAACCCATCGCACTGCTAAGCGCCCGGCTGCTGGTGGCGGCAATACGCTGCGTAATGGAAAGTTGGGTATTTGCCGCCGCCGCTGCCTCCGTTGCGCCAACCAAAGCCGCCTTGCCTTCCGTTTCAGCCAGATCCGCAGCAATCGCAGACGCTTTTGCCGCTTTCAGCTTATCCAGCCCGCTCGCTTCAAGACGGTTTGCCTCGATGATCGCACGTTCGTTTTTCAGGTGTTCATCCTGATAACTGACGCTGAGACCATAGAGCTTGTTAACTTCTGTTTGTTTGGCGTAATACTCATCCAACGCGATAGCCTGATCGCGCTGCGCCTGCGCAGCCACAATCGTTTTTTCCGCGATGGCGGCCTGGTTGATAGCGGCCTGTTTTTCTGCCTGAGCCGCAGCTATCTGTGCCTGTGCGACTGTTGCCAACTCAGCAGCAGCGTTTTTTGCGGCTTCTTGCTGCGCCTGCCAGCCGCTGGTTGAACCATCAAGCTGGCCTTTCAGTGAATGAACGGCCGGGATCAGTGCATTAATGATCGTGCTGCTGGCTACATTGCTGCCAGCAG